CTACATTAGGCATGATATTTCCTTTGCAAAAGAAGCGGTCGGGAGAGTGAAGGGGAGGATAACCTCTCCCGACCTATCTTCTATGCCTAGCCGCTATAGTGCTCGACACCGTGAAGATCACTTGTGTTACACAAGTAACGAATTTCACTGATAATGGAACCATTACTAGCCGATGCCGCATCGAACGTGCCACGGGGATCACCCGTAGTCGCCGTCTGAGGATCAGTAGTAATAGCCGCTGTAAGCGCACCAGCCGCAACAACACCGTCTTCGGTGTCGCTAAGTAAGCTAGTACCAGCATACGGGATACCCAACTTATCCGCCCAACCTACATCGACAGTATCACTAGCTGCTCCTGTAGCAATAGCTATACTATCAACATATTTGAAGGCTTTTACACCAGCAATTACGCCTGTTCCACTAAGAGTAATACTCTCTACCATTGCTTGACCAAGATAGTCACGACCAGTAATCGTGCATACATGATCAGACCCAGAACTACCTGTGCAAGATAAAGTACGACCATAGGGCGAATCAATCTTACCAGCAGTAGAAGTCAGCGAGGTAGAACTTCCATCAAATGTACTTTTATAATCAGCAGAACTAAAAGAAGTAGCTGAATTAGTAGCACTTACACCATCCCAAATGCCATCAGCATCTAGAGTAGCTGGTGCACCAAGACTTACGATAACAGCGTCTCCAACGACATCAGCAGCAAATTCCATGTTAGGAACATACTGAGAAATACTGCGAGGATAATAGTCGCCAATAACTTTAGACATAGTTTTTCTCCACTAGGTTTGGGCTACACGAGACGATCTAGAACGATTAGATACCTGTTCCGACTTTGCTTTAAGACTGGTGTTAGCCATTGGGCCAGCATCATCTCCAGTCTCCATATTCACAAGGTGCGGATCATTCAAGAAACCTTGTCGTTCCATCTCTTCTTCGGTCCATACATGTATAGACGAGCCACTAGGAAAGTAGACCATCCATCCGGCATCGCACTTCTCGGTGGTATACTCAAAACCACCGAGAAGCATGCCTTTGTCATCCGACTTAGGTCTGGCAAAAGTCCGATCCAACTTTCCTGCCAATTTCTCAACCTCAAAACGAGGCTTAATGTTCTCTTTCATCCCCTTACTCCATCAATTAAGAGTTAATCAGTACCGCATGGGTACGGAACGCCTTCCACAAGCACCACTGGCCTTGCCAGACAACACGACGGCCATGAGCATCAATCGTCCAAGGGGCGACCAATTCCTTAACCTTCATATTAACGTGCTTGAGAATGTGTAGACGCAGGTACTTCGAGTTAATAAAGAAGACCTTATTAACTGGGCAGTCTTCGTCGTACATCATGGGAATGTTCTGATGCTTAACACCAGAGAAACCCAAGTCCATCATCTTCTGACCAGAATTAGATTCTGACAGGTTGATGACGACCTTATCACGTACCGCAGTACGGTAGTGCCGATACAAGTTACGGCCAGTAAGCATGACATCTGGCTTGTCGCCCTTGAGCGTCAAGTCCATGAGAATGTCATCAAACGCTTCCTCGATATTCGTGCTATCAAGGTTGCCATTGAAGTCATAGGCAGAAGTCCGCCACTGATTTTCATTAGCACGGTTGATATTACCGACAGTACCGGTTGTAGGATCATCAGGAATAAGAAGACCAAGACCCTGGGGGTCTGTACCAGCGCCCGAAGCGTACAGGTACTCAGAGAACTTCTCTTTAATGCTCTCTTCGAGAACATCAATCTTAGCTTTCATCAGCTTAAAGATTTGAGCAGCGCCCTGATTTTCATCTTCTTCCTGATCCGAGATAACGACAGAACCAGCAACACGCGCCCAGTTATAAGTTACAGTATCGAACTCATTGGTCTGGACGATGGGCTGTTCATCGTAATACTCGTAGGAAGTGATATTAGGATTACGACCTAAAGTAAGTGGGTTCGTAATCTCGTGTCCACCATCTTCAAACTCAACGCGGTTATTCGCAAAGGCCCAAGCCATAAGAGCATTGGACTTAATCGAAGCAAGAATGAGCTTCTTACGCGAACGAGTCAACGTAGAATTGAGAACGGTGGCAATAGGTGTTGAAGCCATCTAATTCTCTCCTATGTTATACCAGCCTCGACCATAGCTTGACGAATAATCTCATCAGTCGAGGTATCAATTGATGCTACCGTCTCAGTGCCTCTTACGTTACCGCTTGAGACATTTCCATCGGGTAGCTGTTGCTGCGTATTCTGTACACTAGTTTGATTTGCTTGTGCTTTTTGCAAGTCTTCTAGGGATTTCGTCCAATCTAAACCTTTTTCAAGGTAAAAGTTTCGGAGTTTGAAGTACGCGGCTTCTGGTGATAACGTAGGTTCATTTTGAATTAGCCGGGCTAATGAACCGTGGTGAGGCGCGCCATCAGGATACTTCGTATTAAACTCATTGAAGATTCCTTGTGCGGTATTGTTTGCCTCTTGTGTGTCAACTCTTGCCTGATGCTCACCAATGAGCGGCTGAAGAGCGGTATCTAGCATCTGTTTCATGGCACTCATATCAGCGCCACCAGAGCTAATCTCATCCATATTATGACCTGAAGCCTGTGCTTGTGTCAACATATATTTGACTGTGCTGATGGGGTCTTTTTTCCATGCAGCAACGATTTGTGCACCTGTTGAGATTTCTTCTGGTGATAGACCGTACTGTGTGCCAACTGTTCCTGCCTTGTTAATGGCATCTAATTCCCCCTGGAGGGATACTGTTTTACGTTCAGCGGTATCGGCTCGACTTCGCTCTCGTTGAGCAGTTTCATAGAACCTTCGTTCTTTTCCGCCTGCTGCAACAACATTTCCTTGTGCATCTCTGAGGTCTTGGGGACCACCAGACGTGTGCTGTTGCTCAGTTCCACTGCCCTGCTCAGTACCTTGTTCACTACTGGCTGAAGATGTCGCTTCGTTAGAGTTCTCTTCCGTTCCCGTAGCTTCCCCGTCAGTACTTTCGCTTGCAGCCGGTTCATTACCTTCTCCGATACTATCCATGATCGCTTGATCAGTCGTGATTACTTCTTCTACTTCATCAGCCATTGTTCATCCCCTTTACTGGATTTGCTGAGGTTGCTGTGGTATTTGCTGTGGTTGTGGTTGTTGTTGTTGCTGAGGTGGTTGTTGCTGTTGTTGTGTCTGCAACTGCTGAATTGCCGCTGCTAGGGCCTCTTTCGGTGATACTCCAGACTGAATTGCCGAGGCAACTTGTTGCTTAATCTCTGGAGGTAGTTGTGCCAGAAGTTCTTGTAGTTGTTCTGGACTTGCCGTTCCTGCGTCTGGGCCTTGTGGTTGTTGTGGCTGTGCCTGACCCTGGCCCTGGCCCTGTTGAGCTTGTTGTGCAATCGCCTCTTTGAGCGCAGTCCAATCCTCTTCACGCATTGTAACTTCGTCAAAGGCTTTCTCCATTACCTGAAACATCATAGTTAAGACTGGCCCAGGAGCGGCACTGACAAACTGACCTAATACTTGTCCAAACTCAAGTGCCTCTTCTTTCTTTGCAGCACTTGTAGGTTTCTTAGTAGAACCACCAATAACCGTCATGGACAATGTAGAGACTTCTTCTGGAGACATATTCTCCCAGACTTCTTGTGCCTCCGCACCAATCAATTGAACAACCTGTTCAACTGGCATATTCATGAGACACAACTGAGCAATACCCCAATAGATTTGTCCCATCCAATCTTCAATCTGATCAGCTTTCTCGTCTACACGCATGTTAGCGGCTTGGGAATTTGCGGCGACAGCAGCCTTATTCGTGTTTGTCTTAAACTGTTCACCGCGAAGGACGGTCCCTACTGAGGAGATACGGTCAATAGCCGTGTAGTGTCCTTCTTTATCAAACATCTGTTGAAATTGAATAGACGGCGGAGGAATACTGAAGACTAGATCGCCCATTTTAGTGTCAGGAGGAAGTTTAATGCCTCTAGCAGTACCATCATTACCTGATAGCACAGCCTCAGCATCTTCACGATTGATCAACGATGCATTGTAAAAGATGTTACGACGCGCCCATAGTCTTGTACGTCGTGC